GAACTCTGGCTGCTTGCACTCCCGGAGTACTTCCAGAAGCATTTTTTTAAGTTCTTCCATTTTGCCACCTCACTTTCTCTATTCATCCAGTGTCAGAATCACAATCCAGAACAGCAACAGGATTGCTAATGGTTTACCCCGCTTTCTATAGGATTCTTCCATTGTCTCTAATGCTGTTGCGGTATCACTGAACGCACTCGAGACTGCTTCTCGCATCTCCGCACCTGTGATCGCTGTCGTAACTTTCTCGGCTTGCTTTTTGATGTCTGAAATATAATGTTTCATCAATGGTCTGTTACCTCCTGTTTTCCCTTACTCAATATTTTTGTATTGATTTTTTAATATTTTGGTAGTATCCTTTTATTCACCACATAACGACCATAGAGAACAGAAAGGAGTACATTATGCCTCAAATTCGATTTTGTGTAGGCTCTTACCCTGGAAACATTGACAAACGTCTTGATTACATATCTTCTGCAAGTATCTATGAATTTTTTCCGGATGACTTTATGAAAGAATTTACAAGGTTTAGTGATGTAACTGACTTCTTCAAAGCCATTGGCTGTGATTTAACAGCACCGGAAGATCTTAATAAACTGCAAGATACTGTTGCATTTGATTCTTCTATCAGACTGCATTCTGATTTTGAATCTTGGCAGGATATGGTCGAAACAGCTTACCAGCGTCTCTTAGACAAATAGATTTTTAATGATGCTATTCGCTGTCTGGCTTTACTAGCTTGAATCTCACATCACATACTGCATAGCCATCTTCAATTTTTAATAACTTTACGAACGCTCGCACATCTGGGCGTTCTTTTTCTCGCTGCTTATCGCCTGCTTCATCTGACTGTTTCGAATCTGCCTCGGTTTTAAGCAACACACTTACATCTACATCAAGTGCGGATGCAAGTCTGAGAATGTCTGTTTCTTTTATCCTTTTTCTTCCTTTCAACATGTCTGTAAGCTGTTGCTTTGAATACCCTGCTTTTTGGGCTACTGTGCACTGCTTAAGACATTTTTCTTTGATTATCTTTGAAAAATTGTCTGCTACAATAGATTTCATCCCTACCCCGCTTTCTTTATTGACTTCACCACGTCTTTCTCTTATCCTTGTTGTACAGGCACTGCCATGCCGAGTACAAAAGAAAGGAGTTGATTCCGCATGAAGCTTAATCCTAATTGCATCCGTGCAATTCTCTTAACCATCGAAGACACTTGCGACTTCGATACTCCTTGGGAATACGATGCTGATGATGCAAATTCCGGTTTTCTTTCTGGATATGAACACAACGAAATTTTGTACCATATTCGTCAAGCCGAAGCATCTGGACTTATTGACGTTGTTCATTATTACGATTTTGGTACCAGTGTCCTTGTTCGAGATCTGACACCTCAAGGACATGAATTTCTTGCCAATATCAGCACTGAACCTATGTGGAAAAAAGTACTTGAAAAAGGTACTAATGCATCATTGCCTATCCTTATTGAAATCGCCAAGGAAGTAGCTCTCAAACATTTTCTTGGTTAACCGGAAACGTCACCAGCATTTTCAACGAGAGTTCTGCTTTTCCTATAAAGTCAGAACTCTTGATTCCGTATTCCATTACATGGTGCAGCTCTTTGCCGTCCAGTACTAAACGCGGTCCTCGAATACCCTCATTTCTTACCTCTAATTTCATCGGTTCTTTCATTTCCTGCTTCCTTCCTATTCATCTTCCGTAGCAAACAGATAATCAAATTTTACTTTGAAAATCTTGCACATTTTTTTTGCTTCAAGTGCAGTAAATTTTCCTGTTTTCTTTTTGTTCTCATATGATGTTCTGGAAAGTCCTAATTTTCCTGCCATTTCTTGATTTGTGTAAGAAAATCTAGCTTGTTCAGCTTCCAAATTTCTAAACACCTTTTTCACCTCTTTCTGTTATAATGTTGTTGCGGACTGCAAATTACCTCTTGGGAAGGAGGTGATAGTCTGAAACGAATTGTTTACTCATCGGCTCTTGCCGATAAGTGGATAAAGCTCGGATATAAGATCGTCGCATTATCTTATACCGGTTGCTTCGGAGAAACTCCGTTAGCATTCCACCTCGAAAAGGAATTTTAATGTTCCGGTAACTATTAACCCTGCCCCAATGCAGTCCGCAAATTTTATGTTTACATTATGCAAACTACGTTTATACTATAATTGCTTTTTGCAAACTTGTCAATAGTTTTTTAAATTTTTCTTTTCATTTTGCAAACTTTTTATTGACACATTTTCAATCTGTAACTATAATCAAAACTAACAGGAGGAATAGATTATGGGTGAAAATTTTAACGAAAATTTAAAGAAAGCCAGACTTGAATCTGGACTATCACAAAAAGAACTTTCTGAGAACATAGGCGTTGCAAAGTCCACATATTCGTTATACGAAAGCGGAAAACGTGAGCCAAATGTCAATACAATAAAAAAAATAGCTTCTGCTTTAAACGTTTCTGCCGATATTCTACTCGGAACAGAACCTGAACCCACCACCATCGCCGCCCACTTCGACGGTGAAGAATACACGCAGGACGAACTGGATGAAATCCGCCAGTTTGCAGAGTTTGTGAAGAATAAAAGAAAAGACTCCACCGTTTAAAAGCAGAGTCCGTTCATATTAATGAAAGAAATTATGACAAATAGAAATGCACCATGACAATATAATATACTTACCCAGGCAGCCAGTAGAGCGGCTGTGGTTCCCTTCCTGAGACTTGATGGGAGGGGATGCTTATGAGCGATTATGAAACATTTATGATCATTCTGACGACAGCCAGTTTAATCGTTTCGATTCTTACATACACACATAAGAAATAGCCGCCCTGCTCTCTGGAAAAGATAGGCGGCTATTTTAGTGCAGATCACCAGGACAGGGAGCCTTGACCTCCCTTACTGGCTGTCTTGATAAGTATATTATATGGCACTCAAAAATATTTGTCAATTTCAAATATACAAGAGTGGGAGGTTTTTACAATGAACACTTATGAAGAATTGCAAGAGCAAGCCTGCAAGGAAGGTATAGATATAGTAGACTACAATTTTCAGAGTGATAGAATTAAAGGACTGTATTGTGATGGAATGGTTGCCATCAGCAACAAAATCGACACATCCGTTGAAAAAGCCTGTGTTCTTGCTGAGGAAATTGGACACTATCACACCGCCGTTGGGGATATCACCGATCAGAGCGATGTAGAGAACCGCAAACAGGAATTAAAAGGCAGACTCTGGGCATACAACCAGCAGATCGGTCTGATCGGACTGGTAAATGCATATAAGCAAGGCTGTCATTCAAGGCACGAAGCCGCTGAATATCTTGGAGTTACCGAAGAATTTTTTCAGGATGCGATTGACCGCTACCGTTCTAAGTATGGTGTGTGTGTCGAAGTAGATAATTATGTTGTATTCTTTGAGCCGTCACTGGCGGTGATGGAGAAAAGTGAAGTCACAGGCGAAAGCCTTTGATGCAAACATATAAAGGAGAAAATGAAATATGAAAAAGAAAATTTTAACCACATTTTTATTATGCCTGACTGTTTTTGCTGCAACATCCTGTGGAAGCAAAAATACATCCAGCACAGAGACCGTTTCGTCTGAAACACAGCAACAAACTGAAAGCTTTTCTGAGACCGAGAATGAATCTTCTGAAACTGAATCACAAACAGAAAGCGTAGTGCAGACAGAAACAACAGCTCAGACCGAAACGCTTGCTGTATCTGATGCTTCTCTTTCGTTTCCTTTTGAGGATTTCGGAATTGATATAGATATACCAGATGACTGGAAAATAATAAAATCTGATCTTGATGCAGAGCTTCCGAGCGTAACTTATCGCTGTCAGGATACCCCCATCATGATAAATTTTTTTGAATACGCCGAATCTATTTCATCCGTATCCGAAACATTTTTAGGTGCTCCACTTTCGTCTCTGAAAGATGATGATTCATATTCAGAATTTTATACAGACAATATTTCAGTAGATGGCAAAACTGCTCAATCAACAATGTACTATTACAAAAACACTTTCATGAATCTTGTATCTATAGATACTGGACATAGAATTGTATATATTTATATCGCAATACCTAAGACAAATGGCTATGGTGAAGAAATTGTTGATAACAGTGTATATGATGAATTTGTAGATACTATCGACAATATGAAATTTTCAGAATAAATAAAATCAAAGCAAAAAATCCGCCCCAGTGTTACCAGCACCGAAGCGGATCAGCGAATCTATACAGGTCTGGAGACCGGTATGATCATCTCTAAGCAAGCTGATTATACCACAATCCTCCAGCACCTGTACAGGTGTATTTT